AAACTCTTCAATCTCTGGGTGGTTAATATCCATGTACGCAGCATATGAACCTCGTCTAGTAACACCCTGATTAAATGCTAACATTTGAGAGTCTACTACATGCATGAATGGGATTGAACCAGTAGAACGACTATGGTTAGAAGTACCAATGCCATTGCTTCTAACAGCACCCCAATATCCACCGATGCCTCCACCCGAACTTGCGAGCCAAATATTCTCATCATAGTGATCAGATAACCCCCTCCTACTGTCAGGCACGTAATTGAGAAAGCAGCTAATAGGTAAGCCACGAGTCGTTCCCCCGTTAGAAAGTATAGGGGTACTAAACATAAACCAACAGTCGGAACTGTATTGATAAAGCCTTTGGGCAAGATCAAAATTAGTTTCTCCTTTATACGTTGCCCCAAAGACTGCTGCTCTTGCGAATGCTTCTTGTGCATGTGTTTCTTCCTCCCAAAAATATCTATCTTTTAATGTATCTAAACTAAACTTGTCTAGTTTCTTTTCTTTGTCATAGTCTATAACTATTCCTAAGTAAGGTTTCTTTCCTACTTTATCTTCTACCATTACTCATCTCCCTTGTCGTTTAAATGTAATGCAATCAATGCATAGTGTATAATCTTAAGAAGGTCAGCGTCAGACTTACCATTCTTTTTACCATAACGCATTGCATACTTCATGATGTTACCTATACAAAAACCTTCGCCATGACCTGCATCTATTATCATATCAGTTGCCTGATACTTAGAGTGTGCATAGTGTTCTGTGTACGTATCATCAATGTATTGTTTAACACCATGTAAGTTTATACTCTCGTCAAATTTATAATCCATATTTATTCTATCCATTGTTTAGGCAAGTCAAACTCACTATACCATTTAAAGTTATTTTTCTCTGCCCATTCTGCATGAGTACGTTTACTACCATCTTTTCTTTTCTTAGCTGCAGGCATAGGTGCTAAAGGTTTTGCAAAGATAAACACAAGAACCTGATGAGCTTTTAAATTTTTACGAACCCATATGTATTTACTATACTCTGCGTAATCCCAGAACCTACCCTTTGCTTCAATTAAATATTCTACATTACAAAATGTTTTTCTAAAGTCAGGTTCATAAGTATGCTCAACTGTGTAGTCTATCTTATCTCCGTGATGTGACCATTCTTTTAATTGATTAACATGTAATTTATATTCCCAATTAGAATCATACCCTTTAGGTAAATCTTTTTCAACTGGTCTGATTTTACGGGGCTTACGAAATCCTTTCTTCATTAGTGTATTATCTCATGTTCGGGGTCAATTGTCAATCTTTTATTTTGTTCTTCATTAAGAAGTTCTAATAATTTGTTTACTATTTCAGGCTCTACTGTTTCAATACTGTTGCCTGCATATATATAACTGCCTACTATCATAAGCAATTCTGATATATCTATTAAATCAAGGTCATGTAAATCATTATCCATGCTCTAACTCCTGCACTTTAATTGTTGTATAGTCTTGTCTGCCTTGTTTAATAAGTTTTTTAATACCTTTAATAAACCAACGTAAAGTGTAGGCTGAAACGTGTAGACTTCTATTTCCATAAACGTGAGTCTGCTCAGGTATGTAAGTGTGTACATTTTCAAGAGTAACTTTTTCTTGTTCCTCTTCAGGCACTACACTCTTAAGCCACTCAACCATTAGTTGTTGTGCGTGCTTTCTTATTTTCTTTTCTTGCTTTGAATTCATTTGTTATCTCCTCTACTTTAGGTTGTTTAACTACAGTTGTTAAGTAAGAAAGTCCATTAGCATACTTAAATACTTTTAATCCTTCTCCGTTGTTAGAATCTTTATGACACTCAACCTTGTGCCTACAAAAGAAACATCCTCTTGCAAGTTTCATGTTGCCTGCCTTACCATCAGGTATCGGAGTGTAACAGATTTCAGGTGGTGTGTCCACCTTTAAAGACTTTTTTACTTTAGTTATTTTACTCTGTATATTAGGTTTGTCAAGTTCTTCCGGAATATAAAGAGCAAGTTCTCCACTCTCTTTGTTCATTGCTAGGAAGCCACCCTCAGATGTACCATGTCCTGCTTCGTAACCTGCAAGTTGTGCAAGGTATCCAAAGGTATCATCGTCTGCTAGTGTCCCATCTCTAAACTTCTTAAAGGCAAATCCTGATGCAGTCTTAACATCAATGACTTGACCATCAATCACACAGTCCATGTGTCCTTCAACACCTTTAACCTTGACGTTCTTTTGTTCGTCCGTTACATCGTGTCCTGCATGTCTTACAAGAAGAAGTACAACCTCTTCGAGTAAGTGTCCGTAAAGAAATTTAATAAAGGTAGAAGGTGTTATTGAATTACTTTCATCAGGGTACTTCATGTCATACCATAACTGTCTGTTAGGTTTACCCACGTTGGACATACGTAACGTGCCTGTCGAGCGTGGTGTTGGTGTAGACCATTGACGTATGACTTCTTTCATGTCCTCACCAAACTTATCTATGACTTCATCAGATAGGTTAAGTGATTCGCCCTTGCCAAGTACGGATAGTTTAGAGTAGATGTCTTCTACTAGTGTGTTTAATTTTTTCATAATGTACTTATTATTTCTATTGCTTTATCTTGTTTAATTTTAAACCACTCACCTTTGTTATCTTCTGCTTCTTTTTTTAATAAAGAATGAGCAGACTGCTCTGCTTTTTTTCTATCATCAAAGAATTTACTATAGCATAATTTATAATCTCTTAAAGGGCTAGAAGTCTGGTAGTTTTTACACCTATCTTCAGCATCAATAGCCATACCAACTTTAATCCAACCATTCCAACAGGGATTATTAATAATATAAACATATCCTTCTGTTGTTTTATTGTAACCTTTTAAAGAAGAAAAGGCTGCACCTTCAAAAGTTTTAAACCTTCCTGCTTTAAATAAAGGATGAGACTTAGATACATACTTACCATTCACATACATTCTTGCAGGATTTGATTTAGGATTTGATTTAGCATTTAAAAATACATTTCTTTCTTTTTGACAATCTTTACAGGCACTATCTAAATCATCAGTTGCTGCTTTATTTTTATAAAAATCTTCAGTTGATTTTGTTTGTTTACAACTATAACAATATTTAATATGTTTCATAAGTTTCTCCTAAATATAAATTACTCTTTGTAAATTTGAAATGAACTTAGTTTTAGGTGTCATAAAAGTAGCAACATTTTCTTTAGTAATATTTACATCTTCATGATTTTTAATTACATCTATTGTTTTGTCTACATCTATTTTAAACCACTCACCAGATTGTTCATCACTTATACTTCCTAATTTATTTAATAAAAAATATTCTGCTCTAGAACAATTATCAAATTCCCTAAAATATTTTATTTTATAATTTCTGTAAGGACTACTTACATTATACGCTGATACTCTACGTTCAACATGAACAGCTTTACCCACCTTTACCCACCCTTCAAAAGAAGGATTAGTTATACAATACACAAAACCTTTTGATTTTTTATTAAAGTTTTTTAACATATATACGACTTTTTTGTGTCTGCTTCTTTGTGTTTGTGTGCATCTTTTAGTACAATATTTACGTTGTCCTGTTCCTCCTACTTTTGTTCCAATAGGAGAAATAAAATATATTCTATCACATATTGTACAGTTTCTTTTTAATTTGTTAATATCTACATCATATAAATTAGATACAAAATTACCTTTAGTAAAGTTTTTTTGTAGACCCACTCTGCTTAAAGTATCGTTAGTGTTTTCTTTTAAAAAAATTTGAACTTCACCATAAGAAGCTCCTGTTTTAAACCACTCTTGTCCAACATATAATACTTTTAATTTATTAGGGATAGGTTTAAAGTAACCTACTATATTACTTTTTTCATAACCAAAGGGTATGGTAGAGCTGTTACGTTTGATGTATCCACTAGGTATGTTAATGTGTTTCACTCCAGTTGTCTCCTATTTTGTATTCACCATCCATAGGACAGCGAAGGTTATAATGTTCCCCTGCTTTGATAATACATTCAACAGCTAACGCACCTACGTTCTCTGCTATATCTTCTCGTACTTCCATCTGCCATTCGTCATGGATGTTAGCTACAAACTTAGCATCGAAGGTGTTTAAACGTATCAAAGAATCTAACATAGCAAGTCCACGTTTCATAACGATAGCACCTCCACCTTGTAATAATGTGTTGAGGGCAGCGTGCTGTGTGCGAATTAAAAGCTTGCGTCCATCTATTCCTTTGAGCCAATGCTTGCCTGACGCTCTTTGTACTTTATCTCTAAGAGATTTAAATGATGGATTATTATTAAGAAATTGTTCTCTAAGTCGCTTACCACTCTCTCTGTTTCCTCCAACCACAGACCCAAGCTTTGCATCTCCTGCTCCGTATATAAGTGCATAGATGAATGTCTTCGCCTGATCTCTTGATTCAAGTCCTGCAGCTTTTTGATTAGCGGTGTGTATATCTCCGTTAATGATTTCATTTACATACTCCTCGTTTTGCATGTAGTGTGCAAGCATCCTAAGTTCTAGTCCACTTGCATCTATACCTACTAATTTATATCCATCCTTAACAATCCAACAAGACCTACATTCATTCCCATATGGACTGTGTATGTTAGGAACTTGAGCCATGTTAGGACTCCTATGAGACATGCGACCTGTAATTGTTCCGTTAGGAATTACAAACCCATGTACTCTATTGTCTTCGTCTAAAGCTTTGATCCAAGAATCAACCTGAGCAATACGCTTCTGATAAAGAAAGTATGAAGCTATGAGCTTTGCTTGGGGTATCTTATCTATCTTACCAAGTGTAGTCTCATCTACTATCGGCTGACCAGTAGGAGTAAACTTCTTAGGCTTCCAACCAAACTCTATCAAGTACTCACCAACTTGTTTACGTGAACCAAGATTAAAGTCTTGAAGTTTCCTACGCATAAAAGGTTTAATATTATTTGTAGGTAATCTTTCTTCATATTCTTCAGGGGTTAATCCTGACTTAGATAATGTTCCATCCTTCTTAAGTTTAGGATTTACTTGTCTGATGTCAACTAACTTAGGTTTAAATTCTTTATGAACTTCATCCTCTGCTTGTTGCATCTTCTCTCGTAACTCTGCTAAAAGTAATTCCCCTTTCTGCAAATCAAATTGGAATCCTGTGTCCTCTTGTTTCTTTATTATATCTGCAACAGTCTGCTCAAGTGCAACACATTCCTTATTAAAACCTGCTCCTTCTTTACGTAAGTGATGAAACAAAACTGTATTGAGATGCACATCACGTACACAATAGTCTAACATATCCTTAGAATAGTTTAAGTAATCATCAAACTCTATCTTCTTAAAACCTAAACGAAAACCCCACTTCTCTAAGCTGTGTCCTCCTTCACGTACAGGATTGAATAGTCTTGACATAACAAGAGTATCAACAACAGGTTTATGAGATAACTTTATACCGCCTAGCCTTTCTAATACAGGGATATCAAACCCTATAATATTATGTCCAATAAGTCTATCAGCTTTCTCAAGAAACTTATATCCTTCCTCTAATTTATCAGGAGGAAACTTGAATGTCTCTTTGGAGTCAGCGTCCTGTGCTACAATACAATGTATCTTGGTAGCCTTAAGGTCGTCTGTCTCTATGTCAAATACTATGTCCATTATTTTTAAATTCCTCCCATGATATTAATTCATCTTGCTCTGCATAAATACAAGGAAACTTAAACTGTGGTTGTCTTGGTCTTTTAGGTTTAGCATGTAACTCCTTACCTGTTATAACCCCTTTAAGTTCACAGGTTACAGTTTCTTTATTTTCTGTCACTACAAAAAATGAATACAAATTAATATTATTATTGATCTTGTTAATCCAAAGCACACCATTATTATGAATAGTTGACTTTACATCTATGCTCCAACCCTTATATTGTATATCCCCAACATCACTACCACTATCCTTAGTTTTACATACTGGGGAAAACACTTGACTAGGATATACGTTTGTTAGTTTAGCCAATGCTAACTCTGCAAATAATCCTGTTCGATCAGAAAAGTATTTATCATTGGTATGATTAAGCGGTAAAGTTTCTGCATTCCTACTTCTTGCTCTATCATATCTGCCTTTACTTAGATAATCTACAATTTCTTTTTCTCCATCCTTTAATATTATTGTTGTCATTTATAACTCCAAGAGTTCATTATCATCTTCTTCAAACTGTTCTTTAGGTACTTCCCTTAGCCTGCCGGTTTCTCTATCGTAACGTAAGTGAGATGCAAGA